CAGAATACCCTGACAAGCCTTCGGACTCAAATAATATTTTTCCGGCACTCCCTCCATCAAAATCTGCGACAAGGTAGATACGTTGTCTTCTCTGGGGAACGCCCCAATACTGAGCATCGAGGAGTCTCCATGCGATACTGAAGCCGTCTCCCATGATGCGTCCTGCGTTTTCCCATTTTGAAGGTTTAGATACAGACACTTGCTCGTCTTTGATTTTGCAGATTTCAGTAAGGACTGCCTTGAAGTCCTCACCCTTGTTTGAGGAGAATGCTCCTGGGACATTTTCCCAGACAATGTATCTTGGATATTTTCCATCTGTTGCCTCCCTCATTTCCTTAATGATTCTGATTGCTTCATAAAAAAGACTTGAACGTGAACCATCCAAGCCATCTCTTTTCCCCGCCACGCTCATGTCCTGACAGGGACTTCCAAAAGTGATGATATCCACAGGCTCAACTTCTGAACCTTCAAGTTTGGATATATCACCGTAGTGTTTCATATTAGGAAATCGAACCGTTGTGACCCTTACAGGAAATGGCTCAATCTCCGATGCCCATATGGGTGTGATACCAGCTAGTGTTCCACCCAATGGAAAACCCCCGGAACCATCAAAGAGGCTACCGAGGGTTAATGTCTTTTTATTCTGTTGTTCCATCTCCAAAGTCAACCTCCTTTACAAGATCTGCATACATGAGCTTCTCTCCATTTCGGATGACATACACATTGGCTGCATCATCCGTATCCTCAACATATCTGCGAAGAATGACTGATGCATACTTTTCATCAAGTTCCATTGTATGGCAGATTCTGTTTGTCTGCTCACAAGTCATAAGCGTTGAACCACTGCCACCAAAGGTATCAATTACAATCGCATTCTCCTGACTTGAATTGCCGATAGGATATGCAAGCAAATCAAGTGGCTTACTTGTCGGATGGTTCTTGTTCTTCTTTGGCTTATCAAAATTCCAAATGGTGGTCTGACTTCTTCCGGCATTCTTGCTCCAGTAATGTTTTCCATTCTGAAGGAAACCATAAAGGACTGGTTCGTGCTGCCACTGATAATCACTGCGTCCAAGCACCAATGAATTCTTTACCCAGATACAGCATCCTGCCAAATGAAATCCTGCATCAACAAATGCCTTTCTGAAATTCAGTCCTTCTGTGTCTGCATGGAATACATAAGCTGCACCACCCTTTTCAAGATGTGCGGCCATATTCTTGAATGCCGATAAAAGGAACTCATAGAACTTTTCGTTTTCCATCTTATCGTTTTTGATTGATAGTCCGTCAGAACTTTCAAAGGCTACATTATAAGGTGGGTCTGTAATAATGAGGTTGGCTTTCTTTCCATCCATAAGGGTTGCTACATCTTCTTCCGAAGTTGCATCACCACACATAAGTCTGTGTCTGCCGACCACCCACACATCTCCCTTTTCTACAAAGGCTGCCTTCTCAAGCGCATCTGACAAATCAAAGTCATCATCCTGGGTATCGGAAGTATCTGCACCTGCAAACAAATCCGAAATCTCATCTTCATTGAAGCCTGTGAGCGAAACATCAAAGTCCATTCCTTCCAATGCTTCAATCTCAAGTCTCAAAAGTTCCTCATCCCATCCAGCATCCTGGGCATATCTGTTATCAGCAAGGATATATGCTTTCTTCTGTGCCTCGGTAAGATAATCAACAAGTACACAAGGCACTTCCGTGATTCCTTCTTCCTTTGCCGCCATCAGTCTTCCGTGTCCGGCTATTACATTTTTATCCTGATCAATGATGACAGGATTTACAAAACCGAACTCACGAAGAGACGAGCGCAGCTTATTGACCTGCTCCTGGGAATGAGTTCTTGCATTATTTACATATGGTATAAGCTCACTCACTTTTACCATCTGCATTTGTGTAGTTGTTTTACTCACTGCGTTACTCCTTCCATAAATTATTGTTTGTTCCTTGTCCTTAAGAGAATCTCCATCGGATCAGCATCAGCCAAATTGAAATCTGTCGAGCAGTTTTCCTTTACCACTTGGAAAATCTGATACCATATGGCATTGGTCTGTTTCATATACTGATTGGACATTGCTACATAAGGAGAGGCACAAGCAGCTCCTGTTGTAGGATGCTTTGCAAGGAAACCATAATCCGTGATTGCCTTTTCACACTGCTGCCATCTCGCTAAACACATAGCGAACTGTTCGAGCAGGTGATTGCTCACAAGTTTCTCGCATCCTCTTTCCTTAAGCCAGAGCCATGTTTCCTTAAACACTTCATCTGCAATAAGAACATCACCGTTTTTCTGAACGGCTGATAGGTAGTCTTTTGGATTTGGAACATCTGCTCCATCAAGATTTGCTCCCGTTGGCATTTCCATAACCTTCAGTTTTCTTCCGCCGGGATTTCCTGCTACTACCTTTTCCGTAAGAGCCTTAGATTTGCGTCCACTTCCCGGTCTCTGACCACCTCTTGCTGTACCATCTTTGGCCATTTTTTCTCACCTCGATTCTTCGGGTCCTTAATACCCCGTTTGATTTCGCAATTTTTCCACACGAAGGGGCGGCACCGTTGCCCTGAAAAATCATTCACAGAGATTTAACCGCCCCCTACCCTTTAGGAAATGACTGTCTTTACTGTCACAAAAATAAAATTTATAAATAAGTTTCATCTTCGACTGCTATGACTATCATTCGTATGAATCACTTCTTCGTCCGTGCCATCTGTCTCCACGCTCGGCATGTATCTTTGCATGACATGACTTGCACAAGGAAATCAGATTGCTCCTGTCATGTGTGCCACCTTCTGCAAGAGGAATCTTGTGATGTACTTCTTCTACTTCAACAAGGATTCCATTCTCGTAACAAACCTCACAGAAAGGATGAGTCTTAACATAACTGTCACGGATGCGTTTCCACGCACGACCATATCGTCTCCTAGTGTTAGGGTCTCGCTGGTACTTCTCGTAACGTCTGTTCTCTTCCTTCTGATGTTCCTCACAGAACCTACTCTCGGTCAGCTTGGGACATCCGGGATGGTGGCATGGGTGTTTCGCTTTTCTTGGCATTCTTCCTGCACCTCCACTGTCTTAATTTGTAACGAAGGATGTAAAAGCACTGTTCCAAATAACCAACTTTCCTATATCCCACTATTTCCACCTCCGTCTTTGTGGCATAATAAAAGCCCTCACAGTGGGGTTGCCACCATGAAGGCTTATGCCGATTTCTCATTTTCGCTTTTCGCTGATTATACAATATCACAAAGGACACCATTGCATTTAATTGCAAACCATAGCAATTTTCAAATTTATACAATTTTTTGGAAGAACCATTCTTCCGATTGCTTTGTTATGCCATCTCTGAACTGTGGTCGCATCCACATTTAACATATCAGCTATCCTTGGCCACGAGTAATTATGGATGTAACGGTATTTAAGAACCATCTGATATTCGTTCTTGTCCACTTGGCTGATAACCTCTCGTATCTGCTGCTTTACCTCCAACAGCAAAGACATCTCGGTCATTATCTTTTCTTCCAGCTCCATCAACTTCTCAAGGGTGCGAACATATGGGGCATCGGTGTTTCTGCTTGCATTGAAATGCTCCTCAAAGCCGGGACTTGAAATTGTCTCTGCCATAAGCCTTAACTCTTCGCATTCCAATGTGTCAGATTTAATTCTCTGATCTAATAAATAGGCTTGGTTTAAAAATTCCTTAACTGTCATGACTATCATCCTCCTCATCCAGTTTTGTGATAAGGAACTCTGGGTCAATATCAGTTAATGTAGAAAACCAACGGGAACGGAAGAAATTAAGACACTCGGATTTGGTAATCTCCGCATCCTTATTCCTTCTTCCCTTCTTCAATTTTTTATTTGCATCTCTATAATCCTTAACGGCCTGCAAAATGATTTCATTCGCAAGTCTCTCGTAAGGATCTAAGTTTGAATTACTGCTCATACCAGGTTCCTCCGATTTAATAAAGTAATTTCCCACGGATTGACTCTGATTGACTCGGTGCTGTTCGCACTCATTTACAGTTCTGCTCTGACTGCATCGATTAAGGCAGACTGTGTATTGTCCTTTTGCCTTAAAGCCTTCATGACTCTTTCGTCAATGCTGTCTTTTGCAATAATGTGCTGTACCACAACGGTTTTGGAACTCTGACCCTGTCTCCATAATCTCGCATTGGTCTGTTGGTAAAGTTCCAAAGACCAAGTAAGTCCAAACCACACAAGTGTTGAACCACCACTCTGAAGATTTAAGCCATGTCCTGCTGATGCCGGATGGATTAAGCCAACGGCATACTCACCTTTGTTCCATTTCTCAATACTCTCGGCACTACCGATTTTGGAATATGGAACTTTTAACTTTTCAAGCAGCTTTACGATTCTTTCCAAATCGTGCTTATACCAGTAAGCCACTAATATTGGATTTCCGTTTGCAGACTCAATAATGTCCTCCAATGCATCCAATTTTCTGTCATGGATATGCATGGTATTTTCATCATCTGTATAAACGGCTCCATTTGCCATCTGTGACAGCTTATTTGAAAGTGCTGCCGCATTAGCTGCAGTTACCTCTCCTTCTGGCATCTGAATAATAAGGTCATTTTTCAGTTCATCGTATTTCTTCCTTTCCTTCTCATCGAGATACACGGGATACTCGTTTATGATGAGTTCCGGCATGGCAAGATGGTCGATGGCTTTCATGGAAATCGTAATATCTGAAATCCTTCTGTAGATTTCTTCCTCTGCACCAGGAAGTGCTTTATAGGAATACACGATATTTCCATTAAATCTGTCTGGTCTGAAAAATGCCGTTCTGTATCTTCCGATAAACTGAAATAATCTCTCACCCATATCAAGGCATCTGAATTCATAGTGAAGATCCATGAGACCATTTGATGATGGTGTTCCTGTAAGTCCAATTACTCTCTTAAGCCTTGGACGAAGTTTCAGAAATGCCTTTGTTCTTTGTGATGCTGCCTTGAATGAAGAAAGCTCATCAAGGACTGCCATGTCAAAATCAAGATATTTCTTATCCTGCTGTAAAAGCCAAGGAAGATTCTCTCTGTTTATAATGTAGATATCTGCATCTGCACTTAAAGCTGCCATTCTCTCTTTTGGAGTTCCAAGAACTACCGAATATTTCAGATTCTGCAAATGATCCCATTTCTTTATCTCATTCGGCCATGTACTTCTTGCCACACGAAGGGGTGCGACCACTAGCACTTTCCTTATAAGGAACTCGTCATTTATTAACTTGTCGATTGCTGTCAGTGTAATGACTGTTTTGCCAAGACCCATATCAAGGATTGCAGCTGTGATGGGATGTTCCAAAATATAGTCGATGGCATATTGCTGATAATCATGCGGATTGAATTGCATCAAGGATACCTCCTATCTGGTCTGCTTCATCAAGGACATATACCTTTAATCCAAGCGCCGATATTTGCTTATGTCTGTGGAGTTGTAATTTTCTTGGTTTCTTCCCCGGAGCCTTTACTTCCACAAAGCCGACCTTCCCATCAGGCATTAAAATAATGCGGTCAGGCCACCCTGCTGTGCCGGAGTTCCACTTTTCACAAAGACCTCCACGCTTCTTTGTCTCTGTCACTAATTTTCTTTCGATGTAACTTTCACGCATCGCAAACCTCCATCAAATCTTTAAAACGTGACACCCATTTCAGTCATTTCCTAAAACCCCCTTATATAAAAATTTTTATATTTTTTTCTTATATAGGACTTTTTAGATATGACTGTAATGAGTGGCACAAAACACTAATTTCAAAATAGAAAAGTTTAGGAATTGACCTTCGTGAGCGTCACTTCCTCGCATTTTCCATAAAAGTTTCTTGTATTAACTGACACCGACTGTCACGAATCCAAAAAGTCCTGTCCTTCCTTAAGCTTTAGACCCACAATCATTCTGCCCGTGTTTCTTCTCTGCTTTCTGAACCCGGCTTTTTCCAAAGCACCATAAAAATCAGAGGTACTGCGGACATATTCGCCCGTCTGCATACACGCAAAACGGTACTGCTGATAAAGGTCTCCTGACTTTTCCTCAAAGGCAGGGTCCACATCGCAGTGATCCTCAATGAACTGCCCAAGCCAGTCATTGGCCTCACGATAGCGGTCTATTGCAGCCTGTACCACCTTTGGCAAATCTGTATGGAAGTTCGCATCGATAGATTTCTTTGCACCTTCAATAATCCATTTCATGATGGCGGGACCTGCCTGGTCATACAGATAATCTGCATAGTTCTTGATGTCGGACTTCCCGGTAATCTTCGCATTAAATGGAATGACGATAAGTCTTCTCCAAATACCATCATCATTGGCACCAACCCTTGGAAGGTGGTTCGTATAAAGCACGAGTGTATGCGAAGGCACGAAATGAAATGGATCCTTATACTTCTTCTCTGCCTGTATCTCATCAGTGGAGCAAAGCTGCTTTACGGTAGCAGTGTTTAATCTCACACCTTCTTCCATCTCGGATGCAATGATGAGACGCTTGCCTTTAAGTTCTGCCATTTCAGGCTTTACATTTCTCTTGCATCCCATCGTGAGAGCCTCTGCCGATATCTTTCCTGCATAGCTTCCAAGCACACGGAAGATGGTATTCCAAAAGGTAGACTTACCATTGGCACCACCGCCATAAGCAATAATCATGTGTTCCTGGTACACCTTACCGATTGCAGCCATACCGACTGTCATCTGCACATACTCGATAAGTTCTTTATCCGAACAAAAGAAGGTATCAAGTGCATCACTCCAAATCTGCTCTCCCTTGTCTCCCGGCGAGCAATTCGTAATCTTTGTGATGAGGTCTTCTGGGTTATGTGGCAACTCTCCTGCCATTCCTTTTTCAAGGTCAAATGTGGCATATGGTGTATTAAGAAGATTAGGGTCTTTATCCAACTCCGACACATCAATGGCGAGCATTGGCTTTGCTGCATTTTGGAAATTAACGATGTTCTTGTAATTGCGATAACGCAGTACAAATTTCAAATAAGTCTGTGCGCCCATAAGAGCAAACAACAGTCCCATCGAATTATCCGGCACAGCCTTTTCGAGCTGCTTACCACCAGACTTAACATTCTCTTCAGATACACCTGCACCGAGGAGTGCTTGTTCTGCAATCTCCACCTGTTCCCTCGCATCAGCAAGCTGAAGGTCAAGAAAATCCTCTGCCGCACCAAGCGCCATCTGTCTGTCCTCTCTCCAGCACTCACCATCAAAACGAAGGTAATCGGTAGCTGTTGTGAATTTAAGTTCAGAACCATATTCCTTTGCGAGAACCTTCGCTTCTCCGATGTCCGAATAATCCTCTGGCTTTAATCCGGCATCAAACTCTGCGTTGAATTCTTCTGGTGGAACATATCCTTCCTGACTCTGTATCTTCTTTGCAAATCCAACCGCACTATTCCATATGGTCTTAAGCTCTCTGTCATCAAGAGGTGGGTCACACTTTGCTGCTCTTTCAAGAAAGAGGTCATGTGCTTTGTCTGTGATTCCGAATTTCTTTAAGACCTTACCTGCGAACAAACTCAAAGTATTATTTCTGCTGCCTTCGTGAATGACTCCGCCACCAGTCTGGTACTCTTCCTTTTCCACTGCCTCTTCGATGTAATCATTCTCATCGAGAGTCTCATCAATCTGAAGAAAGCCTTCATTCCAAATGATGTCATCAGCATCACAGGATGAACCGAAAAAGAATCTCGCAGCATCCATAGCGTTATCATCAAGAAATGGGAACTTCTTCTGAATTGCTCTTTTTACTGCTGCATACATGGTCGAATCCTTGTATGGCTGACAAGGAAAATAAATATGCTGTCTTGGTTTTGCAGGCTTGCTTCCTTTAGGGAGCATATTATGACGGCTTGGAACAATGACATGATCTACATCTGCAAGCATCTCCGATAACTTCTCCGCTGTTATAAATTCAGCCGGATTATCAGTGTGGTCATTGTCGTTATCCATGAAGAAGCCGTTCGCCTCCATGAAATTTTCATTACTTCTGTAATTGTTTTTGTACTTTGCACAAACATGGTCCTTCTCGATAGCCTCAGCCATTTTCTCTTTGCTATCCACTACCACTTCATGCGGATATACACAGTTACTGGGAATGCCAGTACAATCTGCCGTATATAAAATAAGTTCCATTGTTTAGTCCTCCTCGTCTTTGCTAACTTCCTGGCATTCTTCCGTAAAATAACGGATCTTCATTTTCTTATGCTTGGCCTTATCAATCTCTGCTGCCATTCCACTAGAGATGTTCTTTCCGAATACCCATAGCTGTTCGCATCTGCCGAGGAACACCATATCCATAAAAAGCGCCAAGTCTCTTTCTGTCTTTTCCGACATAAACTGTGGCAACAATAAATGTGGTGCTAATGGAACTGCACCCTGGTCTACAGCAAAACGGCTATAGTCTCTTGACCTTTGTGTATTCCCTTCGATGTCTCCTGAAAATGGAGAACAGATATAAACAAGCGGTCTCCACTTGTGAAGTTCCTTCTCTATTTCATTTACAGCCATCTGTGGTACTGGATCGTAGTAGCCTTCCGAGTTGTATTTACTTATTCCCATAGGACTTCTCTCCTTTCCTCAATTAGTAAGAACCGATGGTCTTCCGACAGCTATGTATTGGAATGACTCAAAACTGCTAATTTCAGGAGAGAAAATAAAAATATTTTTTGAGCCGACAGAATTCTTTCCTTATAAAAAGAAAAAATCAGTCTCGCCCCGGCAGATAAGTCCGTGGAGCAAGGCTGATATTTTTTTTTCTGTGAAATTAGCAGTTTTCCCCTTTTTCAATACATAACCCCTGAAAGCTGATAGCGAAATTGCTACTGAAAAAATTTTTTTCAAAAAGTTTTCTCGAAATTAGCAGTTTTATCAATTTTCAATACATAGCTGTCAGAAAGGGCAAGACCCATTCGGAAAGGAAGGTGCTGCAGATGCAGAAAGAAATGAATGTATCTGATGAGTCTCTCGACCAGGAACTACCAGACGAGGAACTCATCGACACGCTGATAGCCATAAGCGTGGTTTCAAAAAGACTGGCTCACAAGTTAAGAGTAATAAAGGAAAAAGGAGAACAAGAAGATGGATCACATGAATGAGTTTTATGAACTTCTCGATGGCATCGTTGATTGCGCCGAGAAAATTGCAAAGCTTGGCAGACTCGTCAGAGAGTTCGTGCCACAGTTTGTTGAAGTAATCCCTCAGAAGCCTGTTGCTATTGAAGCAAAGGAAACCAAGAAGACAAAGGCTATCGAGGATAACACAAAGAAGGCTGCTCCGGCAAAGAAGGAAGAAGAACCTACCTACACATTTGAAGATGTAAGGAAAGCATTCTCCGCCAAGTCACACGCTGGATTTACCACAGAGGTAAAGGCACTTATTTCAAAATATGGTGCGGCACGACTTTCTGATATTAAGGAATCTGACTACGCAGCTCTCATGGCTGACTTGGAGGTGATTGGATGAGTTCACACGCATTTCTCTCACCGTCAGCAAGCCATCGATGGCTGAACTGTCCACCGAGTGCAAAACTGTGTGTTGCTCTTCCAGATCAGACAAGTCCTTATGCAGCACAGGGTACAGATGCTCACGAACTGTGTGCCTACCTTGTAGAGAAAGCATTAGGCAGAGATGTTAAAGACCCAACAGAATCACTTTCCTACTACGATGCAGAGATGCAGAACTGTGCTGAAGGATATGCAGAATTTGTAATGCAGGAATATGAACTTGCAAAGCAGACTTGCCCGGACACAGATGTTCTTATTGAACAGAAAGTGGATTTTTCAAAATGGGTCGAAGGTGGAACTGGTACAGCCGACTGTATTCTTCTTTCAGATGGCACAGCAGAAATCATCGATTACAAGCACGGTCTTGGAGTCATGGTAAGTGCTGAATCTGAAGAGTTCGGCGGAAACCCACAGCTTATGTGCTATGCACTCGGTCTGATTGATATGTTTGATGGCATATACAATATCGATACCATTCGCATGGCTATCTATCAGCCAAGAAGAGACAACGTCAGTATCTGCCAGATAAGTAAGGATGACCTTATGAAATGGGCAGAAGAAACTCTCTCTCCTACCGCTATTCTTGCTACCAAAGGAGAAGGCGAGTTTAAGGCAGGTGAGCACTGCCAGTTCTGTAAGGTAAAGGCTACTTGCAGAAAGAGAGCCGAGTACAACTTGGAAATGGCCAAGTACGATTTCGAAGTTCCTGCTACCCTTGAAGATCATGAAATCGAGGCAATTTTAATGAAGGTCGACCAGCTGACTTCATGGGCAGAGGATGTAAAAGAGTACGCACTTAACCAGGCATTGCAGGGTAAAGAGTATGAGCATTTCAAGGTAGTGGAAGGTCGCAGCAACAGAAAATACACAGACGAGAATGCTGTCGCATTTGCAGTCAAGGATGCAGGATTTGATCCTTACGAGAAGAAACTTCTCGGCATCACAGCAATGACATCACTTCTGGGTAAGAAGAAGTTTGATGAACTGCTTGGTGGCTTAACTATGAAACCACCCGGCAAACCAACTTTAGTTTCAAAGTCAGACAAGCGTCCGGCTATGAAAAATACAGCACAAGAGGATTTTAATGTTAAAGAGTAAAGGAGAAATTATCATGGGAATTTTTAAGAATCCAACAAAAGTAATCACAGGTCCAAACACAACATTCAGCTACTTAAACTGCTTCGAGCCAAAGGCTATTCAGGGAGGCACACCTAAGTATTCTGTATCACTTATCATTCCAAAGTCTGACACAAAGACTATCGAGAAGATTAAGGCTGCTATTCAGGCTGCATATGAGGAAGGTCAGTCTAAGCTTAAGGGCAACGGCAAGTCCGTACCTGCTCTCTCTGTTCTTAAGACACCACTTCGTGACGGTGACGAGGAGCGTCCTGATGATGAGGCATACAGAGACAGCTACTTCATCAACGCCAACTCTGGTACAGCACCTGGTATCGTTGATGCAGACTGCAACCCTATTCTCGACAGAAATGAGATGTATTCGGGTGTTAAGGGCAGAGCTTCAATCAACATCTATGCTTACAATGTAAACGGCAATCGTGGTATTGCGTGTGGTCTCAACAACCTTCAGAAGATTTCTGATGGCACACCTCTTGGTGGAAAGTCTCGTGCAGCTGATGACTTTGCTACAGAGGACGATGAGGACTTTTTAAACTAAGCCTCTTTTTCCGGGATTAATACCCCTGAAACTTTCATAAGTGGGTGGTGGTAAATATTCTGCCACCACCCAAAATTTATTTATTGGAGGAATTTTCAAATGAGTAGAATTTATAGTTCAGAGCAGGTATCTCGTGGTCATGTAGATAAGATTTGCGACCAGATTGCAGATGCCATTGTTACAGATTGTTTGGCACACGATAAGGACAGCCGTGTTGCCGTAGAAGTATTAATCAAGAATGATACTGTTGTTATTGCAGGAGAAATCACAACCAAACACACTCCTGACTATGCAGCTCTTGTTATGGGAGTTATGGCTAAAATCGGAATCGATAAACTTGGCTACTCTTCCATTGATGTCAGAGGTCTCATCACAAAGCAGTCTCCTGATATTGCAATGGGTGTAGATAAAGGCGGTGCAGGTGATCAGGGCATCATGTATGGTTACGCAACCAATGAAACAGCAGAGTTTCTCCCTATGCCTTTTGCTGTAGCGACAACATTCATTCAGAAACTTGAGGAATTGGACTGTCCAATGTTTATGCCGGATGCAAAAGCACAGGTATCCTACGATTATGATACTGGAAAAATCACTACTTTCCTCTGCTCCGTTCAGCATGATGCTGATGCAGATATCAAGAGTGTCCGTAAAGTAATCAGAAGTCTCATGGTACTTGTTGCATCAGAATATGGATTAAACACAGACTTTGAAATGCTCGTAAACCCAACTGGCAGATTTGTAATCGGTGGTTCCAAGGCTGACTGTGGTGTCACAGGAAGAAAACTTGCCTGCGATACCTATGGTGGAATTGCAAGAATCGGTGGAGGTGCTTTATCTGGTAAGGATCCATCAAAGGTTGACCGTTCTGCAGCTTACATGGCTCGTAAGATTGCTGTTGATTTAGTCCGTGCCGGATACTGTGACAAATGTGAAATTCAGATTGCTTATGCTATCGGAAAAGCAAAGCCTGTGTCCGTTGTTGCAGAAACATTTGGAACTGCCAAGGTATGTCCTGATTGCATCGACAGATACATCAAGGCAAATTATGACCTTACACCAAAGGGAATCATCAAGGCTCTTCATCTTCTTGATGTAGATTACAACCTCGTATCTTCTGGTGGCCACTTCGGTAAGGATATGCTTCCTTGGGAAATGGACGATGAGATGATTGATGATGTGTATGGCAATCACGAATTTGATCCTTTGGATTTTTCAGATGACGAAACACCTAAGAACAGAAAGAGAGATGTATTTTAATATGGAATCCTTATCAATCGACTTGGAAACATATTCTGATATTGACCTTAAGAAATGCGGCGTTTACAAATATGCTGAATCACCAAACTTTGAGATACTCCTCTTCGCTTATTCAGTGAACAATGGTCCTGTGCAGGTTATTGACCTTGCACAGGGCGAGGATATCCCTACAGAAATTCTTGCAGCTTTGACGGATGAGACCATAACCAAATGGGCATACAACGCTTCCTTTGAACGCATCTGCTTGTCTGTATGGCTTAGAAGAAATCATCCTGAATATTTTCAAAGCTACAGTATTTTAGAAGATACTGTCGGTGATTACCTTGACCCTAGTGCTTGGAAATGTTCACGCATCTGGGGAGCATACATGGGACTTCCATTATCACTTGAGGGTATCGGTGCCGTACTTAAGTTGTCGGATCAGAAAATGAAAGAAGGCAAAGACTTAATTAAATATTTCTGCGTTCCTTGTAAGGCAACAAAAGTGAATGGTGGCCGAACAAGAAACCTTCCATCAGATGCCCCGGACAAATGGGATGTATTTAAGTCCTATAACAAAAGGGATGTTGAAGTTGAACTCGCAATAAAAGAAAAACTGTCAAAGTTTCCTGTTCCAGAATTTATCTGGGACGAATATCATCTTGACCAGGAAATCAATGACAGAGGCATTGGCGTTGATATGCAGCTTGTGGAAAATGCGATTGATATTGATTCCAAAACAAAGGACTACCTTATGAGCCGTCTTGTAACACTGACTGGTCTTGAAAATCCAAACAGTGTACAGCAAATGAAAACATGGCTCTCCGATTATGGAATCGAAACTGAAAGTCTTGATAAAAAGGCTGTAAAGGAACTGCTATCCGATGCTGATAAGAAAGTATCTGAAGTGCTTGAGTGCCGTCAGCAGCTTGCCAAATCATCTGTAAAAAAATACACTGCCATGCAGAATATGGCTTGTGATGATAATCGTGCAAGAGGATGCTTTATGTTTTACGGTGCCAATCGTTCAGGCAGATGGGCAGGCAGAGGCATACAGCTGCAGAACCTTCCACAGAACCATATGTCAGATCTTGAAGAAGCAAGAAATCTTGTAAGAGATGGAAACTTCGAGGCATTGGAATTATTATATGATAATGTTCCTGGAGTTCTCTCTGAACTCATAAGAACTGCATTTGTACCAAAGCCGGGATACAAATACATTGTTGCCGACTTCTCTGCTATCGAAGCAAGGGTGCTTTCGTTCCTCGCAGGTGAACAATGGCGTATTGATGTATTTAAGGAAGGCAAAGATATCTACTGCGCTAGTGCCAGTCAGATGTTCAAAGTTCCCGTTGAAAAACACGGTGTTAACAGCCACCTTCGTCAAAAAGGTAAAATTGCAGAATTAGCACTTGGCTATGGTGGTTCGGTCGGCGCACTAACATCAATGGGTGCAATCGAAATGGGACTTGCTGAAGAAGAACTTCAACCACTTGTAAATGCATGGAGGGACTCCAACCAGAACATCACAAATCTGTGGTGGTCAGTTGATAGTGCAGTCAAGCAGGCTGTCATATACAAATCCGCTGCCGAAACCCACGGACTCAAGTTCTATTACAAAAGTGGTATGCTCTTCATCGACTTACCATCCGGCAGAAAGCTCTGCTATGTAAAACCACGAATGGGTGTGAATCAGTTCGGTTCTGATTCTGTTACCTACGAAGGTATCAACAATAATAAATGGACTCGCATAGAAAGTTACGGTCCAAAATTTGTCGAGAATATCGTACAGGCTATCAGCCGTGACATTCTAGCCTATGCTATGAGAACACTATCCCACTGCTTTATCTGTGGTCATGTTCACGATGAACTGATTATCGAATGTAGTAAGGATGTTTCGCTTGAAGCAATATGCGAACAGATGGGAAGAACACCACCTTGGATCAAAGGACTTCTCCTTCGAGCAGATGGCTACGAATGTGATTTTTATAAGAAAGACTAAAATATGGCACCATAGGGATGCGCTCTTCCCTACGGTGCCATATTCATTATCTGTACATCTTTACAATCTTATCAAGCAACTGTAATGCCTCTTCACGATATACATCATTGTACTGATTCTTGTAACAAGTAAGACTTCCAACATTGAAATTTGCAAGTCCGTCACTCAAGATGCGTTCTGCCTCTTGGCGGACTCTATTAGCTGGATTCATGCTAAGTCTCATTTTACTGTAAAACTCCTCGCCCTTAATTCCTGTGTGAAGAAGTAAAACAGCATATCCAATTTTAGGTGATTTATCAATTAAAGATTCCACCAACTCCACAAAAGTGTTCAAAGCATCTTCAAGTTCTGCTCTTTCCATGTATTCATCTTCAACAGAACGGCTTGTCCCCATTGCCATACCATACTCATCTTCCATAGCATTCATTGACACGGAGTTTGGCACATCATAATGTCCAAGTTCCTCATTCTGAACTAAAGTAAGAGCCGATGTTCCTCTCTTTGCCCATTCTTCTGGTACAGCTTTGTAAATTACCTTAAAGTTTCTACCACCTACTGTTAATGTCTTGATGCATTCTCTGTTAATGCAGTTCTCATCATCAAGCTCTGTGTACTCGAAAGGAATCATAACCTCGCCTGGCTTGATGTCCTCTCCATTAAAATTCTTCTTAAAATCAATTTTTTCTCTCATAGTCGTTTCTCCATTTCTGACCGTGCAGGTCGAAATGCAGAAAGACTGTGAGTTCCCTAGCCGAAAGATGAGCGCACTTGACTAGGGATACCTCTATCACCCAATGCACTCGACCTCACGGCCTCCTGTGTTATTAATTGGTAATAGATGTATCCAGCCTTCGGACGTCACTCCAGCTATATACATATTTTTTATTTGAGCCTTGAAGACTCATATGGAAGCACAATCACTTGTGCCACCATATCGGTGTTCAAGGTACTATAACGATTTTGCTATCTACTTACTTATTCTCCATTTTTCTTTCAACTTTTTGCGTTTTATAAAATATGGAAGATTTGAAGAAAAATAATAAAAAATCTTCTATTATTAGGAAAAGTTACAACCTCTTTCTAGTCTTTTAATTTTTCTTATGTTATAATTTTATTAAAAATCTGTCATACGCTCTATATACCGTTTTGTATGACATATAGGAGTGATGTTATGATTACATCTGATATTGGATTTAAAGTAGTTAATTATGTAGGCACATATCATCTAGTTGATGACAACGGGGTTATTCGTATTGTTTCAAAAGAATTTCATCCCTCAAGAAAGGAAGAACAAGCTCTTAACTCTAAAATACTATTTAGTGATAATTTCAAAACAAATGAATATATCACTGTTGAATTAGCCAATATAAACATAAAAAAGGATCAGGAAATACTTGATTTTTGCAACAAATACGGGCTACCCTATTCATCTGTGAAAGTTCAGGAAGTAAATCCAGGATATAACATATGGGGATTGCCAGTATCAGAGCAAGAATATGCCCAATTTGACCCATATTACCGTCAAGACACCATGAGTCACTTTGAGTTTTGCAGACATGTATCCACCGCCAAACGAATGATGCAGGTAAAACACGAAATTGAAAGTTCTGAAAAGAATCCAGTAACTATGCTTAAATACCTATTTCCACTACTTCTCTATGACAGAATTGGTTTATATGACTTCAACGAAGGTGACCCAGAGCGTCATTCGAAGACCATGGAATTTCAATACTATTACCTAAATGTCATAAATAGACGTAAGATGAATGATCATAATCCAATGCTTGATTTATTTGAGTTTTGTTCTGAAATACAAGGACTTGCAAAGGGAACCAATAAAGTTCCATTGGGCGATGACGATATCACATTGCTGAAGAATCCATTTGTTAATAAACTCTACCGTTTTATAATTGAAGTAATGAAGCTTAATACAAAATTTTTGAACTCAGTAACCCGCGATGAATTTTTCAATATTACTCTCCCAGACAACGTTGAAATATCAACTGAACTAAAAAATCTAATGTATGATATTGCTCCGACTGTCCTTTCTGACTCAATAAACGAGTTATTATGTTTGGTACATCCCAAAATGGAATATTCTAATGCTAGTTTTCATGTTGATTGGGATTTTAATTTTCTATTTGAGGGCTTTAGCATGGAGTTATTACTTATGCTTTCTTCTTCAAATATGCTAAAAAAATGCCAAAATCCTACATGTGAAAAGTTCTTTACTCCAAATAATGGACACATGGATAAAATGTACTGTTCACACCGTTGTGGCTCGCTAGTAGCAAAAAGAAATCAAAGAATCAAGGACAAACTTGATCCGAATAGACCTCGTTTAGAGCCTGGATTTAAAAGTCGCAAAAAGAAATAAAAAAGGCCTGACAAAGAATAGAGTTTTACCTCTAAACTTCGTCAGGCCTTGGTCGCTATAATTTCTTATGCGCCGATTCGCTCAGTACGAACTTTCTTTTGGTGGAAGCTGACCGCTACCACAGCTTTGCAAATTGGACATTTTATTTTAATAATGCCTTCAACTGCTGCCGGGTCTGCATCAAACAACCTTTTATTTTTACAACATGGACAAGCCACATGCACTTCCTGCATTCATTTTTCGCCTCCTGATAAGAAGGCCAGCTAAAAGGGATGTCAAACTGACCGTTGATTATAGTCTTTCAATATTCCTTTGCACTGTGTTCCGTGACTTGGTACCTAATGTAGCGATGAAATAAATATACCAAACATCTGTTCGATTGTCAATCGAATCTGTATTTTCTGACGAAGTATTTTTCATTTGCCCCTAAAGGGCGGGTAGGCAGATTTTCAAACCTGTCTCTACCCGTAAAGAAATCTATTTCTTTCCTTTTCTCGTCTGTGCCAAAGCAGAACCTGCTACTGACTTAGCCTTATTGCTATAGCGGCCATCTCTTAAAATTTGAGATGCTTTTCTAGCCACAGGCTTTGATGTCTGTTTCTTGTTCATCTGCGCATCCTCCTTTCCAAGCTGATACCTATACTATAGAAAATCCTAAGCCGGAAGTAATGATGCCCAAATGCTGCAAAATGACACAAAATACACAATTCAATCAAATAAAAAAGAGGCCTCCCATTATGGAAGACCCCGGCAATTATTTAAGTCATTATTCTCGATATTCTTTTATTAAGCCGTAAATTCCATCATTTTCTTTCTTCGTAAAATGAATTAAATTTACTCCATCATATTTTAGATTTGGAATTTCATTCTCCAAAATAATAGTTTGTCTGCATGCACAATTCTGTATCATATAATTAAATAAGCCACTACGCATACTGTTTGTTGTAACTTCTGTTCCTACATTCTCCTCACGCTCTTTTAATGACATGATTGGCGAATCAATAAGCATTAATGGAAGAAGATGCTTGTTATAATCTTCTAAACACTCTTGGATAACAATGGCCATTACGGCATTAAGAAATGCTCTAAATCCTTGACCTTGCGTCATCTTCTCACTTCCGTTAACAACAACATCACAAGATTCTATATCAAATCTAGCACCCACAAAATTCTCATAATTACAACTCTTTAATATTGCTGTAAGTTTATCATCAATCAGTTTTGTGAATACTTCTTTGACTTTCGAACGGATATCAAATGCATTATCAGATCCATCTCCATCATCAATAACTTCATCCATCTTTTCTTTCAAAATTGAAACAAAAGAATCAACAAGTTCAGCGGCTTTCGCATGCTCCAACGCTGCAGTAAAGTCAGAAAGACGATCCCTTAAAGAGTCGACCTTTGGTCTCAGTTCACCACGAATGGTCATCTGAACATCTTCTTTTTGAGACATTATCTCTCTTTTCTTTTCAACCAACTTCTGCATTTCTGCTTCAATGGCAATGTCCGCTTCACGCAAATCAGCAATTTGTAATTCTATTTTATCTACCTCTGCTATGGCAGCCTCAACACATGATTCAGATTGCTTTATATCAAGTTCGCCATTACAGAACGGGCAATACTCTATTTTTTTTATATTTTCCTTATGGATTTCCCCTTCGGCAATAAATGTCAGCCTTCTAATATCTGACTCGTACTGACTGCGCAATGAGGAATATCTGCTCTTAAGCATTTTACACTCAGCATACTTATTATCGATTTTTAATATTGATGATGCCAGTTCCTGGTTCCTAGCCAAAGCGTTACCCAACATCTCCTCCGCAGATTCAATGGTTGCGAGTAATTCATCAATATCCTTTTGAATATCATCTACTGAACGGTTATCTTTAGGCTCTGGCAAGGCTGTGAAGCTCTTTTCAGATAAAGCTGCCATACTCAAGTCTACTAGCTTCTGTGTTGCAGATTTTTTTGCCTTTACAACTTCATCTCTATCTAATGACTCCTGAACATCCGCACCGTAGTTGTTTTCAGTTGCAAGATAAATTAAAGCTGTCAATGTAGCAACAGGGATATTTTTAGTGTAGCCCTCGCCACTCTTTAATATACTATTATCTCCACCCATTCTTGTTTCATTAATCAGAAATGTATGTATAAATGTTCGCACAGTCAAAGACTGCGTTGACTTATTTTGATACTGGTATATTTTTGTTACATCTTCAATTCCTATAAGATGTAGCCACAATTTATTAATTGGAGGAGTCTTTTTGCTTCCTTTCCCGGTAGCATAAGTTCCTTTCTCAATGCCATCGGCATCCCCTGTTACAATAATCTGATTGCTTTCCAACTCTCTAAATAAAGTGAGTTTTTTACCATCCACATCTAATTCCAATGCAACAGACTTTACCTTTAACACGGGCTTCTTAAGTTTCCTTGCATCTCCACCAAACAAGAAATCAATACATTCACAAATTAAACTTTTTCCCGTATTTGATGGACCATAAATAATATTAACCCCAGAATCGAGAGGTAATTCCGAAACTGTATTATTTTCAGTTATGATTCTAATTTTCTTTATAAAATACATTAGATACCTCCCTTCACTGATTTAAGTGCATTCTCCTGAATCGTTAATGCTAACTCGTTATCCGAATATTTTTTGAAAGTCTTTACTGCTGCCACTACAATTTCCTTATACTGTGTGGCATACTCACTTTTTAATTTCTTTATGTATTTTCTTCCAGTTTCCGATATACTATATAAATATCCGGCATCTATTTTTACATCTACCAAACCCTGAACAACCAAGGATTTAATTGCATCTTCAGTAAGACTTTTTCTGTTGGATAGTTCTCCATACATATAATCATTGTCCCCATGCAGATTTTGATATGGCAATTGAAAGCACTCTGCATAGCAAACAATAAAATCCATAGATACAATCCTATCAACGCTCATCTGAAGTTGCCTTCCGGCAGACAGAAGACATAATATTCTTAATTCCACTTCGAAAGTGGAGTTAAATAAGTTCTCTTTCATCGCTCTCCACCCATTCTAATCTTTCATCATTTACAAGCATGTGACAAACACCCATTTTCTCTCCTGGACCAATCCAATTATACATAATCTGTTCTGTATTTGAAGAAATAATCACATCACTTGCACGCTCTGTTACAGCATCAATTCTTTCAACAGGACTTGCATATTGAGTGTGACTCGCTTTATAAATTCCTGTCTCAATTTCGTCTTTCAAAATATCAAAGCAGTCATCCTCATCCTTCTTTATTGAATCTCTCAATTTTCGGTGTATGGTTTCTGCTAAATAATAATGTTTGCGTTGCATCTCAAAGTGTTCACTAAGATCCAACGGAACTAAATCTTCTGGCTTATTAACTGGAACTGATTTAGTTTGCCCATAGGCAAGATACAACTGACTTACATATCCCAACTCATGTGCTTGTATCTTTTTAGGCACTGTAGTTTTGGGCTTTTTCAGTTTTCCACGAACCAACGCATTAAACTCATTTGCAGAATCAACATTATTCTCTGATGCTGATATCTTTTTCCTTGATGAAGTCACTTTATTCTTTCCAAGGAGCGCCCTTTGAAATACTCTAGCTAAAAACTCTCCAACTTCTCCTTTTTCATAGTACTTAAGAAATTGTTTCTTTTTGCTATCGGACAAATCACAATCGTTCACAAGACCTACCATTGCCTCAAGCATCTCATCCATCAACGCCTCGCTTAATTCTATCGGTACAACCTTATCCTTGAAATAAGTTATCATTTTTGTAAGTGCTTCATTTGTTCCGGCAGCATCCTGGATTTCCTTTTGAATTGGAATCTGTCCATTACCCCATCTGCTGGCATTTTGTGCGTCGACTTCATAGGGTTCACCATTTTCATCTAAAATAGTATGTGCTGAAAATAAAGGGTAAAAAAGAACTTTTGCTACTGGCGTAAAGCCATCATCAACCATACCAAGCTTAAATGCATCATAAAACGATTTATAATTTAAAATAACTTTCACCAGAGCACCCCCTTTACTTCATACTTTTTTACAAATCCAATGACTCGATATCAAATTTCTGTTTTGCCAAATAATATGCATACATCCTTCTTGCAGAAAGCTGCCGAATTTGAATTTGCTCCAGTTCCAACGCCCCTAACATATCCATTCGGACTGATCCTTTCTTGATTACACCATCCACGCCTTCATCTTCTGTAGGCATCAAAAAGCAATTTCTTACCTTATCTATCTTATTGGCTTCTACAAATTTTCTATAAGCCAACTGATATAAATACTGCTTTGTAACATCACCTACTCCCGGCTGGCCAGCCAATGGCTGATTTATCTCAAGCTGTATGTTGTAGTATTTTGCATCAAATATAATAAAGTCGCACTTATCCCCATTTCGATGAATTGTAATCAAATCCGGGGTTAATGATTTGTCGGCTTCCTTAACAAATTCTGTGCCTTCGTCAGTTCTTCCACACCACTTCGGCTTTTCAATTACTGCAATAAGCTCATCTGCTAACTTGTAATCGGCACCTTCAGGAATGGTCACATTATCAATTTCTAGATTTTTTATTTTCGTATGTAGACTGTCGTTCATTACTTCTGCACATACGGTTTCCCATACAAGATTAAAGCTGTTGGAACCATACATGCTAAAGCTATCCACATCATCAAGCGTACTCTTATTCATAATAAGAGCCTCTATTGTCTTCAGAACAATCTGCTTTCTTGTATTAAACTGGACATTCATTTCCCTGCTTAATCGGTAAAGGATATAATCTTCTTCCCCCAAATCTTCCAATGTTTCATCAGTAAGAAAAACACCCTCTATATCCAAAAGTTCCAACAAATCAGCATCCTTTAATTCCCGAGTACACTTTGTAAGAATAATCTCATGTAACCTCTTGAAGAAATCCTCGTCATCATTAATTCTTCGCTTAGTCTGCAATTCTACATAATAAGGACGGTCATTTTGTATAATTGGATAAGTTCCATTTATAGTTCTATCCCAATGAATCTCACCCATTCCATTTGTCTCAATGATATCTTCGGTATTTGTATAAATGCCATTTTCATAATAGTCATTAAGAAGAAAAATCATAACAGCAAGCCTATTAAATGTTGTCTCTCGGCCGCCATCATTATACATCCTTATAATCTGCTCCTTCGAATTATACTTACGAAGAACCTTTATTATTTGTTTCAGTTCCTCTGTTGGTTGATCATTCTTACGGAGATACTTTGGATAGCATTTCAGCACCCTGCCTTCAATAATGATAATTCCTACAAAAGTAAATACATAATAAAACTTCTTTTGAAGATCATCCTCATCGACTACTTCTACATCCTCTTCAACCAAATCTGACATATCTAATTGCTCGTCAGATCCCTTGACTGACTTAAGGATTCCATAGCCCTTTAATTTCTTGATGATACGAACGATATCAGCATCTGAACATACGATATTAGCAGACGAGAACTTTTCCCTCAACTCGTCCCTTGTATAACGCTTCTGCTCACGAATAAACTCTGATACTGACATATCTACAGTTGCCTTTAACTTTCGGTACAATTGAGATCGGCTCATTGCGGCAACATTACAAAACTCATCTACACCAAAGTCGGGATTAGTTATTTCATTTTCTATCACATCTTTCAATGTTTGAGCAAAAACATCTTCGCCACCAGTAACTAATAAATCAAGGGGTTTAATAATAAACTCTGTACGGTACTTTTGACTCATCATATTGCGCACTTCTATTAGATTTTTCACCTTCTGCTTTAGAATGTTTGCTCCAAACGGTTTGGTTACATAGTCGTCTGCTTTGTTTTCGAGTCCGGCAATCAAATCTCTCTCTTCATTGAGCGCTGTAAGAATAATTATTGGGATATGATTGGTAGTAGGGTTTGTCTTCAATGTATTGCAAAGTTGAAGTCCATCTATTTTAGGCATCATTATATCTGTTATAACAATATCAGGAATGTGTTCCTGTGCCAGAGTAATTCCTTCTTCTCCGTTCTTTGCCTCAAGGGTGTCACATATATCTTTAAAGGATTCAACAATATAATCTCTTAAATCATCGTTGTCTTCTACAACGAGAAGAACAGGTTTTTCAGTCAAAGCCAAATCACTACTCTGCTCAACAGCAATGTCAAGAGTACCTTTCACAGAACCTTCTCTCACTACCTGAAATCTATCTACACTTAAGTTTTCAAGTGCCACATCTTCAATGTTAGATGCTTCAGCATGAGGCAGTGGTGGAAAAACTATAGTAAATTCAATTTCATCTTTCTTATTATATTCTACCGTCAGTTTCGCATTATAAAGCATGCAAAGCTCTTTCACGAGCGAAAGGCCAATACCAGTGCTACTATAATGAGATGGTCCATGAGTATAAAACCTATCAAAAATTTTAGGTAGTTCTTCTGAATCTATTCGCTTACCTGAATTAGCCACCTTAACGCGATAATTGTCTCTATCTTTCTCTCCAATAAGAGAGATGGTCCCATTTTCCTCGGTAAACTTTAACGCATTCGACAAGAGATTGGTAACAATTATTTCAACTATGTGTAAATCTATCCATTCTTTACCACTACTATCAATT